CTCAGGCTAGCTGGTGCGTAGCCTCTGTATACCCTCAGTGTCGGAAATTCATCCGAGACCCAGTCCAGAAGCTGCTGCTCTTTGAAGATGTCAATCACTGGAGCGTGGATCTCATTGATGAGCCGTGCGAGTTCTCCGATGCCGTCCGTGTCCCTTGCTGGCACTCCCTTTGATCTGATAGCGCTGATGATCTCCCTGCGCTGGCGGTCAAGCTCGGAAACTTGGTCTGCTGTCATATCTGTTTCTGTTGGTTTTACCCCCGCGCCCTTTAGGATACGGAAGATGAATTGATAGAAGAAGTCGTTGGCATTTGCCCACTGCTTCTTGGTCATAGGCGTGCTATCGGTGGTCGTCTCGAGGTAGGTCTGATAGGCGTCCTTACCATCCTTACCCTTTTGGCTTTCGAGGTACACCTGCTCCGATCCAACGAAGCCCCTACGAACGGCTATATCGTAGATGCTTTCCCCTGGCGCTCCGTGTAGGCTGACGAGATAATCTACCTCCGTCCCCTGAAAGCCTTGAAGCTCCTTGGCTCGTTCATAGTTGGACTTCGGGATGATGTCCTTGGCAAACTGCTCTTCTGTTCCTTGGTAGCCGTGCTTCACAGCGAGCTGGTAGTTGTTTAGGCCGTCCTTACCTTTCAATCCCTCCAGCACGTTGGCCGTGACCTTGACGGGGGTCTCGTTACTCCCATACCTCGTCACCTTACAGAGGTCTACTACTATCTCGTAGTCGTGGTAGCCGTCGGCATACGCAGGGTCGGGAATGCGCCCCGTGGCGGTCATCGTGTACACGCCCAGCCCCAGCTGTCGGGAGATGTCTGCCGTGACCTCTACCACCAGCTTCTTGTCTTCGATGGTGTGCGGTATGGTGGCTATCCCTCCTCCGCTCTCGCTCGACACCATCACGTGCAGTCCTTCCAGCTCGGAAGGGTCGAGGACTTCGCCCGATGGCTGTTTGACAAGCTCCACGGGTATTCTATTGTCCGTTCCTCTCTGCACCAGCTGGAGCGTCTTCCCTTGCTCGCTCTTACTTCCAAATGGTCGCATATATCGTTTGTTGTCGGGGTGGTTAGATGCAGGACGGGAGGCCACCCCATTACCTCCCGCCCTGCTGTGTTAGTTACTTTAGTCGGGTGAAGTTCACGCCGTCGTTCGTCGTCATCGCTTCCTGCTTCGGCATTTCGCCGAGCGGAGGTATGGCCACATGCACCCACACGCTATGTCCCTTGCGCTCGAAGATGACCTGCTGAAAGCCTCCGCGTTTGCGGATGAGGTCGAACAGCTCACGCAGTCGCTCGGGATTCTTCGCTGGAACGATGTCAGCGGCCTGCCCAGCGAGGTGCTGGCTCTTCTTCACGCCACCGACGGCGTGGTTTACGTCCCAACTTCGGAAGCCCGAGGTCACCTTGATAGCCTCGCGGAACTCCTCGCGGATGCCGTCGAGGTAGTCCATCAATCGCAGGAGATCGCGCTTCTGCGTGGCGTTGGGGGTGTTGTCATATCCGAGGCGCGCGGCCGTTTGGCTTCTCATCATCTCCTCGAGGGTGAAATACTTGCTCATAGTCGTTTCGGTATTATTCTTCTCCTTCTTCTCTCTTTACTCGCTCAACAAAGATTTCTCGGATCTCTTCGACGTCCTTGTTGCGTATTGCATTAGCTCCCTTCACGAAGCGTCGCATACTCTTCTCCATGCTCTGCGTGACTTTTTTAGGACTATTCTCCCAAATACTCGTGAACTCCGTATGTACGATAAGTAGCGTCACCAACATTGATATGTATGGTAGCTCGTGCAGGTGAGCGTATGACCACGCATCAGACATAAGCAGAATCCCATCGACAATGCCTGCAAGAGCCACACAGAAGTAGTACAGCACAAGTCTGATGACGAATGAAGCGTATCCCTTGCTTGACGCGCCGTTCCCGAACTTCTTTGCGAGCTTCTTTGGGTCTCCCTCCAGCTTACCCTCGCTTACGATGATGCGAGCCTGCTTTTCGTCAAAACGTTTGTCTCGCATAAGCGCAGAAGCGAGGTCAAGGAAGCGAGCGATAGTCACACTCGCATAGCAGAAGATCCCGATTACCGCTGCGTGCGTTATCTCCGTCTTGGAGAATGCGTCAGGGTCGAAGAAGTCGATAATACTCATAGTCTCTTGGTTTTGGTTGGTTATCGTGTTTTATGTCGAGCAGCTACACTACTTAGCTGCAGAATATCCTTAGCGCGGATCTTACCCTCTACCTCCACTCGGATAGATGCTGCCGAGGTTAGGTGGTTTGCAAGTCTCCCCTGCTGTGCCTTGTTAAGTATCAATTCGCCAGGATTGACTCGAGCGAGGACTCGGTCGCCCGAGCCATCACCACCTGGCACGATACCTCCATTGGCGAACTTCGGTATCTTCTTTGCCGAAGATGATATGAGAGCAATAAGCCCTCCCACGGCTACCGCAGCGAGAGCCACACCGATAAACGGGATGCCCGCGTGTGCCTTGGCAGCCTTTGCTGCTGCACCGACCGTGTCCGCAGAGGTCTCGGCCTGCGTGGCTGCGATACGTGCTGTCGTAAGCCCTAACTCCGTGGCGGTAGATGTTGCCTCCGTTGTTGTCACAAGCGTTCTGCCTGCAACCTGCTGTGCCGTGAGAGCCTGCTCGGCTGCAGCCGCCACTTGTCGGGCTTGCGTAAGTCCCTCTATCATCTTCACAAGAGAGAGGATTGTGTCGATACCCTGCGTCGCAGAGTCAAACACTGCAAAGAATCGTTCCCACGCAGAGGCCTGCGCATCTGGGTCGAACGCCTTTTGCAACTCACTGAATGCACTCTTGAGGTGGCGAGCGCTCTGCGCAACGGACTTCAAACCCGAAAACGACTGGTCTTTGACCGCCTCTCGGTACTTCTTCAAGTCGGACTGAATAGTAGCCACCTTGATAGCTTGGTCGAGCGTCTTGGTCTCCTTCTGCGCCTGCTTGAGAGCCTCCGCAACATCCAGCCCAGCCTTTTCAGCCTCCTGCAACTGGCGAACGTAGTCCTCCATAAGCTGCTTCTCCTCCCCGAGCTTCGTGGCTTCGTCCTTTTTGTAGTCGTAGCTCGTATCGCGCACACTCTTGACTGGAGTGGCAGCCTTAGCAATAGAGGAGAGGTCAGTGGAGAGCTTTTCGCCCAGCTCCTTTTTCAGATTATCCTGCCCAGTGGTGGTCGTAGAGGTCTGATTGGCTCGCTCACGTGTAGATGATATGAGCTTAGCGAGAGCCTCTGCATACTCGTTCTCTTTGAGTCTACCCTCCTCACGTGCTTTCTCCAGCTTCTTCGCTTCGTCAGCGTAGTTGCGTTGTAGGCTTGCAATATCGGAGACAGCGTCTATCTCGCTCATCTTAGCCTTGACATACTCGTTGTTTAGGTCAAGCTCACCATGCGCCTTTATGGTTGCGTTCAGCTCAGCCTTAGCTCGCTCAGCCTTAGCTCTGCGCAGATCATCCTCCGTGGCAAGACCATATTTCACCTGCGCCGTGATTAGTTTGAGTTCCGCTGCACTTCTCGCCTTCTCCTCAGTTACCTCCCTTTCTACCAGCAGATGCGTCTGCAGGCTCTGATACTGCTGGTCGTTGAGAGCCTTCTCCCCAAGGAGTGATGCGAGCTTCTCACGATACTGAGTGGCAACCTTGTCAAGTGCAAGGCGATACTCCTCTTCGGAGATAATGCCAGCAGCGCGCTGGTTGTGCAGCTCGTTTAGCTCCTTGGCGGCCGCCTCTCTTGTGCGCTGCAGTTCACTCTTCTTCTTGCTCTTCTTTGAGTCATCGTCGGATGAGCTTGACACGCCACCGCCACCAGCGAAGCTCCCTCCGATAGACTTTACCTCGCCTTGAGCTTCGCCCTCAATCTTGATGCGCTCGACATGCAGTTCCTTGACCTTACCCTCCGAGTCAAGTGCCACTCTTGCACTCTGCTCTGCGCCGTGAAGATCACTATAGGTAAATCCCGACTTTCGCATATAGTCGAAGAAGTCAAGAATCTCTTTTGACGGTGCAGACCCATTTGAAGATACATAGGCATTCTTCAAGTGGATGGTCGCAAACATAGATCCGTTCTCGTGGCCAACCTCCGCACTTTTAGCAAGAGCCTTTGTGATCTTTTGCATATCACCTGCCGATATTGACTTACCTCCGTCTTTGAGGTACGAAGAGTACAGGTCCTGAATAGGCTTTCTCGACTCTTTGGAGATGTCGCTATAGAAGTCAATCTGTCTATCGATCTCCTTTAGCTTGAGTATCTTGCTTACGACATCCCTTATTCGGTCATACTTCCCAGCAATTCGGTCAAGAGAGCCCTCCTGCAAGCCCAGGGACTTCTCTAACTGGTGCTGTACCGTCTTCTGCTCCTCGAGCTTCCCGTCTAAGCTCTTGTAGAGATCAAATAGGCGTAAAATCTGCACCTCCTCATCGCTTCGAGTAGACTTGATTTCCCTCTGCTTGGCGAGATACTCGTTCTGCAGTCCGTTAATCTCCTTCTGCTTACGATACCAGTCTGCAAGGGCGGTCACGATAGCCGTGATACCTGCGATGATAGCCATTGGCGCAATCGTGGCCATAAGACCACGGATAGTCGCCAGCGTGGAAGCCCAAGCAAGTTTTACTGTGGTCGTGGCTCTTGCCCATAGTGACACCGTGGTGGATGCCGCCTTGGTTTGCTCTGCGATAATCTCGCTTGCAGGACGGAACGAGAGGTTGCCTGCGTTGCTGATAGCTCTCTGAGTGTCCAGCACGCCAGCAACCGATGCAGAGGACGAGGGGAGGTTGGTAGCTCTCCCTCCGATATTGTAGTGAGCCTTATCTGCAGAGGCCTGCAGAGCGGCAAGACGCTTGATGCGCGCTTCTTCATTCTTCGCACGGGCCTCTGCGAGGAGTTCGCGTCTGTTGTGGTTTGCCTTGTTCAGTGCATCACCAGTGGCGGCGAGCGCACGTGCATTCTGCTCCAGCTTACCAGCTAAGCGCGCTTCTTCTCGCTCTCGCTTCGTGATATTCGCAAGTTGCAGACGTGACTGATCAGCAATGTCTCTTTCATACTCTCGCTGGCTCTTAGAGACTATCGCAGCCTGCTCTCTCTGCAGGTCACGGATAGCCTTCTGCTCCTCAGAGGTATATCGGTCAGCCTTATTCAGAGCGGAAGTAGCTGCCTTTACATCCTTTGGTGCTGTGGCAGCCTCCAGCGCACGCTTGGCAGCGGCCACTCGCTCATCCTTGGCTCGCTCTATCTGCTCCTGCTTGGCAATAATCTTGGCGGCCGCCTCGTCGTTAGCACGCTGGAGCGCGAGCTTGGCATTAGCAACTCTCTGCGCTGCCTCCTCCTCACTTCTCTGCATACCACGAAGTAGAGCCTGATGCTCGTTCAGCAGGGTGCGCTTCTCTGTCTGTGCGTTGGAAAAGTTGTCTACCGCCTTTTGGAAGCGAACATCACCAGTGTATTTGGCTACCTCAAGGCGCTTCTTCTCCTTCTCCGTGATAGTGCCTGCCGCCTGTACAGCTGCCTCTGCACGCTGGAGCTGTTGCTGGGCTTCTGCGAGGGCCTTCTGTGCTTCCAGCTTAGCCCGCTTCGCCGATTCCTTGGCGGCAGCCTCGTCAGCTATGGCCTGCGCCTGCGAAGCCTTGATAACTGCCCCCGCTTGGCTCCAAGTTGCAGAGAACTTTCCCCACAAACGCGCACCAAGCAAGCCACCCGCCCAAATGTACAAGTTGGAGAGGTGTGTGCGCAGATAGTCCAGCAGATCCTTTACCTTTTCGATAAGAGCCTTGAAGGTATCGTACACTCGCAGGGAATCTGCAAGGCTGGTGAAGGAGTTTTTGAGACGACCAAGAGAACTCTCGAGGTTGTCGGTGCTGGTGTCACCAGAGAGCTTCGCCAGCTCGTCGGAGAACTTACCAATAATCTCAGCACTTCGGAGCTTACCCTCCTTGAGGAGCTTATCCAGCTGTGACATCGACACGCCCGCAGCGTTCGCCATGGCCTGCATAGCCACGGGCATACGCTCACCAAGCTGGCGACGGAGTTCTTCGCTGGAGATCTTCCCCTTACTCATCATCTGAGTAATGGCCATCATCGTAAGAGCCGCCTCTCCGCCCGAGATACCGAACGAAGCCATAGCCTTACTGATATTGGAAAAGATGCGTTCCTGCTCAGCCATAGCGATGCCAGCGGGGGTTGCAGCCGCCTTGAACTTAGCGAACGCCTCGGTAGTGCCGATGAGGTCTGTACCGTACTTATCCGTAAGCTCTGCGAGGAACTTCAAGCTGCGGGCATACTCTCGGGTGTCCGTGCTGATATTTCGGAGTACAACACGCGCACGGCCTGCCTCTCGAGCCGTATTGACAAGAGAGGAGATAAAGCTACTAATAGAGGTAACGCCTGCGCCCAACGCACCAGCCATTGCAAGGGCTTGGAACTGGATGCCACGGAGCGAAGCCTTGGCGCTCTCGGCTTGCTGCTTGAACTTGTCCGCAAGCAGCTCTAATCGGACGGAAAATGAAAGATTATTAGCCATAGGCTGGTAGGCTGAATGTGTGTATTACTTATCTGCGACTACTATTTTCGCACTCTTGAGCTGGTCAAAGATTGCCTGACCTACATCCTCGCTCTCCACCTCCCACGGGAACGGCAGGAGCTTCTCTGGGGAGCATACGGAGTCTTGTGCGAGGTGCGGGAGCATAGACATCCAAGTGAATAGGCGCTGGTACTCGAGCTTCTCCTGCTTACGCTTCTGTATGGCGTTCAGAATGGCGGGTATCTCCCATAACTCCATTCTGTCCATAACATACCCTGCATCAATACCTCCATCCACGATTATCATATTGGCGATAGTCGTGAAGTCTGGTCCATCATCTTCACCATCGCTGGTATCTCCTCTGCCTGCATCAGAGAGGGAGGCGGTAATAGGCGTAAGCTCCTCCAGAGTGCGCTCCAGTCGCCCATATAGATGCGACGACACCTCTACGCTATCCAAGACAGACACCCACGCATCAAAAGGCATCTTACTACCGCCCTCTTCGCACCTCTGCAAGCAGTAGATGAGCAGCGGTATCTGCTCACCATCTTGGATATTTAGTGTAGAGAAACTCCGCGCGGAGAGCTTCTCGAAAAGAAGTACCGCGCGGAGTGTCAGTGGGAATGGCACGCTGTCCATTAGAGCGTAATCCCTGCGGCGGTAATCGCTTCGGTGCTGCCGATTTCCTTACCCGCCTTATCCTTGAGAGGACCAGAGCCGTTCAGCGTGCAGGTAAAGGTCTCGTACTCACCGCCCGTACTGCTCTTGTTCAGGTCAGAAATAGTGACCATACCCTTACGGATGGCTGCGCCCTTGGTCACAGTGCGAAGACCTGCCTCGTCTTCTGCGATGGTTACCTCGCAGATCTCGAATGAAACAGCCTTGCCCGATGCAGCGAGGTTCTCGAGAGCGTTGTAGGACAGATGCCCAGGCGTGTTAGACACATACGCTTCGATAGAGGCGGACCAGTCATTTCGGCCTCCGAGCTTATCGGGGCTCTTACCCGACATCTTACTGGAGATTTCGATAGTCTGTGGTGTGAACTTGAAATCATCCTTCTTCACGTAGGGTACGAACAGCCCAGCGATGAACGTGGCATACGACTCGCCTCTGGCGAGGTCCACGTTCTTATTGTATTTGGGGTTTGGGGGTGTTTGAGTTGCCATAAGAACTGCTATTTAGTTATTGGTTTTGGTTATGATATTTCGAACGTAAGTGACTGGAAGAACTTACCATCAGAGTATCCCTCTTCGGACTCGTCGAGCGTGGCGCGTGTTTCGCTCCAGCCCATCGTCTTCCCGACCTCATCATTGCGCCCTCCATCGAGGACAGCATCCACCAGCTTCACCAGCTCAATAGATCTGTCGTAACCATCGGAGAAGCATAGCACGGTTACATAAGCCTCGCTGTGCGTGTCGCCCGACTTGTCGCGGTCACGACCGTAGGCGCTGCGATATACGATTATGTAGTCGCCAGTGGTTTCTTCGGGAGCTATCACTGGGTATATTTTTTCCCCTACAAGCTCACGCAGCTCCTCACACGCAAGGAGCTTGCTCCGCACCCACTGGGCGGTGTGCCATTTTCTGTTGTTGTCGAGATAGATACTCATACGTTGGTTAAGACTTTCGTGACTCCTGCAAGGAGTATTCGCTGTGCGCGTGGCGTGCTTCTCTGCTTGGCGTGCGTCCAAAAGAGGGTGGGCTGCACCCTACCTCTGAACTTCCCGCTCCGGGTGTATCTGTCAGCCGTCCCCTTGTCAATGAGGTGGGCGTGGTTCGCAGCTTGAGACTCCTGCCCCATCGCCGTCGCTCCATTGACATAGAGGAAACCTACCGACACAGACACCCGTCCGCCTCTTCCTCTGCGTGGCATACGCCTACGAAGCCCTCGGATGAGGTTGCCTCTCGGTACGTGCCCATTCCTATTCGGCTGCTTGTACAGAGGAGGCAGGGTCGTGCGAACATCCTGCTGGTACACCTCCGCAGCGCGGAAGAATGGTTCACGAAGACTCTCGGGGCTTGGTGCTTCCTTGAGCCTACCGATAAAGGACTCGACCTCGGGAAATCCGTTGAGAGAAACGACATCTGGCATACTCTATTCGTCTACATAGCGAGCTGTGACCTGCACCGTTCTGTCAAGCATAGGATGGAGCAGCACGATGCGATAGAGTGCGCCCTCGAAGCGAAGCCACCCAGAGGCAGATAGACGCTTATCAGCACGAACAACGAACACCACAGCCGAGGTATCAACAACCTCACGAGCCTGCAAGCCGTCTTTGTCGTAGGTCGGGCGAAGCGTTCGGAGGTAGCCACGAGAGCGAAAACTCTCTACCAGCTCCTCCTTTACTGCGCCCGACGCACTCTGCGTCTTTACAGCTTTGAGGAATGTCAGTCGGTGGGTGAATGCTCCTGCGTTCATCGCTCTAATCGGTATCTGCCTATGAGTGAGCCAAGCGTAAACGGAAGCTCCGTCACGCGTCCCACACGATACCCCTCTCGGTCAGCGTAGAAGCGTGCGACTATCATTCGGAGAGCGTGCCGAAGTGCTGGAGGCAAGTCGCCCGAGGCCTGCTCCACCTCGACCAGCGGACGGCAGAGAAGCCCAGAGAGATAGTCCTCGGCAGTATCAATAAGCTCGATAATGAAGTCGTCATCCTCTTCGTGGTCTACGTTCAGATGCTTCTTTGCTTCCTCGAGAGAGATATATGTTGGCATAGCTTACTTACGCTTTACGCTTCAAGCAGGCGAACGCTTCTGGACGGAGCACCGTAATGGAGTAGTCGCCATTGAGAGTGAAGTTGACGCGGTCTTTAATGCCATCGTACTGCGCATAGAGTCGGTCGCCGCTGCCGTAGTGGGCAAGAACAGCATAGGATAGCACGCCGAAGAGGATAGCATCCTGTGGCATGAACGTGGTGGCAACTACAGGGTATTCGTTCATGTGGCCACCCTCGAGAATCATCTTTGAGGTGCCCTTTTCTACAGGCGTAGTCTTTAGTAAGTTGTAGGTTTTAGGGTGGACGAAGTACGCAGCGCTACCATCCATCTCGATATCCGCACCAAGCACCTCAGACTCAAGCTCGGTAACCTCACTCAAGGTAGGACTCACGGTTTTGCTCCACGAAGAAGAGACTGGAGCAGCGTAAGGCGTAGCAAGGATAGAGCCTATGCCGTTGTTCGGACCAGTAGGCGCAGTCTTCGCAAACAAAGCTACGTTGAGAGCTTTGCCAACAGCCTTACCAAGTCGAGAAAGAACGACAGCTCGGAGATTAAGACCGCCTGAGTTGATAGCCTGCGACGTTACGGGTACGTAGACGCCGACACGCTCGGACTTAGCAGAGATCTTACTAAGGTCAATGTTCTGGTCGGAAAGAGCGACATCTTCGCCCGCGATAGTGGCTGTCACTCCAGCGAGAACGGGCCATACAGGCTGACCGACAACCCCCGACTGCATCTCGAGACCTACCTTCGTATGGATAAGCTCCGCCTCGAGTGGCTCTACAATACCTTGAATGACTTTTGGCTGAGCTGGCTCTACGTTCGTCGTCATCGTTGTTGCACGTTCCTCAAGGGGAACATCCATTCGAGACGAAATGGCTCGAGCAGCACCTTCAAGGAAGCGCTTAGACGCTTCTATTTGCTCGCCTGAATTGTCGTGCTCGAGAGCCTTAGAGACGATAGCGTTAAGGCTTCGCTCCTGCATATCCTCGCTAACTCGTACAAGCTCGCGCTCTTCATCTTCGGTAAGCGCACCAGCGTGGCGCTTACCCTGCAGCTCCTTGAATCGCACGTGCAATTCGTGCAGCTGTTCTTGTTCCTTTGTCATAGTTAATTGGTTAAATGGTTAAAGGTTGGACTTGGTTATGTCAGCCCAGCGAAGAGCGCGCTCCGCCAATGGCGTACGAGCAACTGGCTCGGGAGCTTCCTCGGGGGTCGTTTCTTCTTGGACTGGTTCGGTAGTAGGCTCTTCGGTTGGCTCGGGTAATCCTCGCTCCTCATCGAGAGCCCGCTTTGAGCGTTCAGCGGATGCAGTGGTTGCTGGATAGGCTGGAGTACTCACAACCGATACATCCCCGAGATACGAGAAGTGGTCAATGTGACGAATATACGTCCCGTCCTCCTTTTTCTCCCAGCGTGTGTCTCCTTTATTGACACCGAAAAGGAATGAGGAGGAGCGCAGGTCTCCTCTGCGAAGGAGTTCCAGCGTATCGTTGCCTAACTGCGTGTTGGGAGCGTCAAATCGGTAGAGAAGCCCGCTGTCCGTGATGGTCAGCTGTAGGCTTCCTTCTCCGTTCGTGCTTCTCGCAAGGAGCTTCGTGCGGTCGTGCTCGTAGAGAGCAAGGACATCGGAAGAGCGAAGCAACTCCTCAGTCACTGCGCCCTTATGCACAACCTCTCGGAATGCACGCCCATCAAGGAAGTCATACAAGACCTCGCTCTCTTCTTCGTACACGATGGCAAGCCCCTCAATCGTGCGGCTTTCCTCACTTTGGAGTGATGGAGCAGATAGCTCGCTGCGGCTACTTCTAAGCTCGAGTATTTTGGTTTCGCTCATATCTATCTTGGGCTTTATATAACGTAGTTATAAGGCGTATTTTGACACCACTTTTCGCTATTCCCCTGCGCTTTTGGTGGGTTCTCCATCTGGGTGCAACTCCTCAATACTCGGGCGAGAGGAGACAAGAGCCACGTTACACGTGATAAACAGCTGGTCACCACCATCAATAGGCTCTCTGTTCTCGAAGATTCGCCCCTCATTTGGAGTCATAACGCCTGCCTCCACGCTGCTCTTTACGTACTCTGCACGTGTGCGCAGGTCGGTAGCGAATAGTCGGGAGAGGTCAAAACGGATGCGCTCGGATGACCGCCTTGATCTTGGCAGTAGCTTCACAGAGAACTCTTGTTCAATCTGCAGGATAAGGGGCTGGAGCGTTTGGTTGAGGAAGTTAATCTGCGAGTTCTCCGCTTCCTTGTAGTTGGTACTTTGGTCTGCGAACACCATATAGGGATGCACACCGAAGAAGCGACATATATCCAGAACGGAGTACTTGCGCACCTCGAGTAGCTCCGCATCGGAGTTGCTCATCGAGGACTCAATGAACTGCATAGACCCAGACAAGCGGATGATTCTACGCCCCTGCGCAATCTCGCTGTTCACTCGGTCTGCCACTCGGTCTGCCACATCAGCATCGAGTGCGCCAAGCCCCTGCAATTCATTGCCGCCCACGAGGAAACCGCTCTTTTGGTTACCTGAGAGCAGTCCGTTATTCGTCTGCTTATCTGCGTTGGCGCTAAGCGAGAGCGACAGAGAGGCGTACCTGATCGTGGAAACTCCAGTATAGCCACCATCGAGGCTATTGTTCTTTAGGTGGATAATCTCGTCCGCAGTGAACACGCCATTGATATTCCACACGTAGTCCGAGACGCTGTACGTATTGCTATTCTTGTCGTAGGACACAGAGCCGTCTCCGAGAAGAATTATATCCAGCAACTCACCTCGAGAGGAGAAGCGAGGGTATATATAGGCGTTCCCAGAGAGGAGCAGTCGAGCAACGATATTCTTGAGCAGCACAAAGAAGTTCTGCCTGCTGTTTGCCTGCCCAGCGAATAGGGTGTTGAGCTGAGTGTCCCCTGCATACTTGAAGATGCTCCCCGAGCGCTTTAGGTGCTGGAGCTCGAGCGATGCGATAGTCCCAGAGAGAATATCCACACATCGGTACACGCTGGCAATAGCCATAGCACTATCAGGCGTAGACACAGAAGGGGCGTTGAATTGATTTACGAACTCCTGCACGCTACCTCCAGATGCACACTTATCAGCATCAGCGTAGTACGACCGCTTGAAGAAGCGAGTAAAAAAATTGAAAATGGTCATTTATACGATAGTTTTGAAGTGGTTGAACAGCCAAAAGCCCATTAGGCACGTGATAGCTCCGTCAATCTTGTCAGAAGCCACAGCCTTGACAGGCTTGCGGTTTTCGAGTCGGTCCTCGTCTATTACAGCGTTGCCAAAGCAGTATGCCGTGATAGGATTAGGGTCAAACGTGATGCTATCCTGCGACAGGGCCAGCTCAAACGACATCACAGCCGTATTGAACGAGCCATTGGTTTGCGGGATAGCCTCCAGATTTGCCTTGCCCACTTGCGGAGTAGCTCGCAAGAGGTTTGTGAACTCGAGAGCCTTATATGGGTCGTAGCCTATTTTCAGTGTAGAGAGGGGCTGTCGGAGAATAGTGTCCACAATGAGGGGGTAATCGATGCTGTCGCCCTTACAGAGCGTCAAATATCCGTCATCCGCCCACCGCTTGTAAAGCTCTCGGTTTACGTGTGTGGCGAGCATACCCTCGGGGAAGAAGTAATGTGTGATAGCGTGGAACGGGCAGACCTTGGTGCGACCTTCGGGTACACGACTGGGTGTGTAGACAAGGAACGTAAGCGCACTAAAGTCATCGCGGACGGACAAGTCTACAGCGCACATCGCACGATAGCCACGCAGAGACTCCATAGGTACGTGCATAAATGCCTTTTCAATCGTCTCACGAGGTATCCACATCTCACGCTCGTCACGGGCGAAGATATTAAGGAGCTTGTTGCGGAAGGCCTTCATATCACCTGCCGTGAGCTGTGCCTTCTTGTACTCCGCTTCGTAGTACTCGGGGCGCACCGTTACACCCAAGTGTGGTTGCACTTTGTGCCACGTATTGGGGTCTCCCTCCTCGTCATCTACGTCTGGCTCAAAAATGTGTGCGAAGATGCTATCGTTCTCCACCTCGCCTCGGAGGATAGACTTGTAGGCATCCAACATCTCCGTAAATGGCGTGTCGAGCTTGTCGCTTGCGGTAGTGATTACCACCGTGAGGGGATTCTTTCTCGCCCCCATAGAGGAGGTCAGAACGCTCTTTAGTGCATCATTGTCCGCCTGAGCGTACTCATCGATAATCACAAGTGAGGCGTTGAGACCATCCAAGCGGTCAGCCGCGGACGACAGACAGCGAGCGATAGACATCTTCCCTGGGATGCGATTGTACACCTGCTCTCTGTTGATTTTGAAGCGTCGCAGGGCTGGATCAAGGGAGCGGAGTATCTTAGATATCACATCGAAGCACACCCTCGACTGCTGGTAACTATTACTCCCTACATAGCTCTCTGCGTTAGCATCTCCATAAAGGAGGTCGTACACCGATAGCGTAGCGATAGAGGTAGTCTTGCTGAACTTACGAGGAACGAAGAGAAGCACATCGCGCACAAGTCTCCTCTCTCCATCATCGTGGTAGAACCAAAAGATATTAGCGAACTGGAATACCTGCACGGGGGTAAGAGCGAAGAACACCATACCCTCTGCAGACGGAAGGCGGATATGCTCGTAGAACGTGATGAAGTGCAACACCTTTTCATCACGGAGGACATACCTATCGACCTTATGCAGGAAGCGCTCGATAGACAGAAGCTCGTACACGTTGTGCAGGCTTGGATGCTTGATACACTCGCGTATATACGACGATAGGCGCTTGTCGAGCTTGTTGAAGCGTTGGTATGGTATCTTAGCGCTTCGCAGCCGCTCTACGACTTCGCTTTTCAGTGCTGTCGCTTCGCTTTGACTTAGTTGTTTCGTCATATATCTGCTGGAGTATGTGGTTGAGCTTGTCTACCTCGTCCCCGCTCGTGAACTTCGCTGTGCGTACGGTCATCTGAAGCTCGGACAGCTGTGCGCGGAGTTCCTTAGACGCTTCAATAAAGATGGACCAGGCAGGATTAGCTCGCTTGCGTGAATCGCCCTCTCGGCTGATTTCCTCTACGACTATGCCGTCATCCATAAGCACCGCATAAGACTCCCTGCACACACCAGCCATCTGCGCTGTGGCCGATATTAGCGGCTCAAACGCTGGAGAGTATGCGCCGAGGGCCTTTAGTCCATCTCTTAGAAAGCTTGCGGTTTCTTCTTGCGTCATTTTGTAGAGGGCACTACATAAACCCAGCGAAACAGCATATTTTGACACCACTTTGCCCCCCCAAATCTTTTTAACCCACGTCACAACCCCCACAGCACTTTGAGAACTCGCGCAAAGAAAAGGGAGCGAGGGGTGGTATGCAGGGGGGCTCTCCTTCCATAAAAATCGCCTCCCCCTCTTCCTCGGAAAGCGATTTTTCGGTCGTCGAAAAAAAATGCGAGGAGGGCGGGAAAATGTGGCTAAAATCTTGGAAAATAGCGTTTTAGATTTGGAGGTTTCAATTTTTTGCCCTATCTTTGTAGTACAAAATGAGAGGGAAACGCCCCTACCATTTTGAACGGGAACGAACGCAAAAAGCCCCGCGCTCGTTTCACAACGGACGACGGGGCTACCATTTTTTTAATATCACTGCAAAGGTATGAAAACTATTCAGACCAACCAAAAGGCATACACTACCACGTACGCCGTCGCTACGAGCTTCATCCCTGAACTCATCCAAGTAAAGAACGTGAACGGCATCCAGTGTCTCCTATCAGACGAAGCTATAGGCTACGACATCGACGAGGAGACGGGTGAATACCCTGACATCATGCAGTACTACCTAACTCAACTAAACGAAAGCACTTGCAAGCAGCTGAATGATCACTTTGGCCTAATGTTTGCACACTGCACAGCCCTTGACTTATGGGTACTACTCGTGCCGCACTGTGGTACAGGATGGGAGTATGTAAGAGTCAACACCGACCTCGAGGAGTATGCTGCTCCACTTGGAACAAGCAAGCTAAATTAACCACAAAAAGATACCAGACGATGGAAACGATCAAGACCAGCCAAAAGAGCTATCAAGCATCCGCCTATTTAGGTGGGAGTATCTGCCATGCAAACGACATGGAAGCAAAGCGCAAAGCCCTCTACAAGGAAGCACACGACTACTCTACAGAAGCCTATGGATGGTGCGATGATATAGAAGAATTTGCCTCAATCTTCGTGGATGATAGAGATCTGGACGAGTTCACAGGGAGGAAGCTAATAGATCTATACCTTGAAGATCTGATAGGTGAATTTGATACGAGTGCTGAAGTCGTCAAATACTACCAGGATGAATGTGCTGTGTTTGAAGGTGAAGACCCAGAAGAATTAGGCACGCACTTAGAATGGCGTGGAGACATCATCAAGATAGGAGATAAATGGTTTTGGAATATCTGAATCTAAGCAAAAAACTTAACATAGGAAAGACATGGAAACGAAGACTAACAACGTGGTAAAAACAGACCTGTCGATAGTATCGTACTACCTCAAAGAGTACCAGGCATACGATGAGTACAGACTATCCGAAACGCGCATCATGTCCACTATCGACGACATAGCCACCTACATGATCGAGCAGCACGCAGAAAGCAACGGGCTATCACCCCACGACGTACGAGAAGAAGGCTTACAGTACATCTACGACGCACTAAACAAGGAGTATAAGAGATACAAGTTGGCACGCATCAAAGACCTGCTAACCGCTGTTATTAATGACGACCTTATACATGGCGTGCAAATAGAGGACTTTGGCGGCTGCCATGGCGTAAAAATCACCTATACCAACGAGGCGGCAGCAAAGCTACGAGATCTATACGGTGACGACAGCGACGAGTACAGCCTATACGACATTACTATAAGAGGCCTAATGGCGGGTGCTGAAAAGGTCCCAGACGATATAAGCGGTGTGGTCGATGAAGCATGGTCGGTAATTAGTGATAACTTTGACGAGGACGTAGCCAGCCACAAAGAGCCGCTAACCACCGACAAAAGTATACAAGTCGACGATCGAGGAAACATAATCATCAACGAGATTAAGTTTTACATCTCCAAATATAGCGGGGGGCTGGTGGCATACGATAAGGTAGATGTCGTAGATATATACGACGCAAAACGCCTGATTGAAAAACTGCTATACACCTATATCAAGGCCAACCCATATAAAGAGCGCTGGAGCATCACGATAGAGACGACAGATGGTACAGCCGTGGAATGTAGCTGGAGTTGTGCCAGCTACGAGCACAACGATGAGTATATAACGACAGCCGTGGACGGGGAACGCCTGCAAGATCGTAACCAAGCAAGCGACCTATTACAGGCGTATGAGATCGGTGAAGCTAAATGTACGCTCGCAAACACCAGCAACAAGGAGTTACGAGAAATCGACAAGGAGTGGTTTAACGACCACGTAGTATCCGTTATGGATCGATATCCTGACGAATTCAGCGACGAGGAGCGTAAAAGATTGAACCAAGTGCGACCACTACTAAGCGACTACTAAGATAGGACAACAAAAACGCCCGCCGTCG